GATCAAGGTCACGGCCGGCATGCAGGATGTACGACTCGGCGATCATGTTTCTTGGTCCATTCTCAATGGTGGCACGGGAAAGGTTACCGGAGTCTCTGCGGCCGCTGTAGACGGCGGAGTGATCTTCACGTTCTCCGCGGATCCGCAGGATGACACTATCATTTCGTACATAGTGGGAGCGCAGTAATGGGAATAAAACTGCCCGAAGGCGCTTTACAAGAGGAACGTTTGCGGTTAATCGAATCCAGGCTCGATGCTCTTGAGAAGATGCTCAAGGGCGATGTCGAGCCGGATCCGGTTATCGAATCGGAGCAACACTCTTCCGAAAATGAAACCACTGAGGAAGATCAGACTGAAGCTGAAGAACCGGCTGACACCAAGCAAGCTCTTGTTGAGAAGGCTCTTTCCCTCAAGGAAACCAATCCGAAGGCCGTGAAAGCAGCTCCTTCCCAGATTCCGCTCATGAGCGTCGAGAAACTTTCTACGCTCATCGAAGAAGCCGAGGCGGTTATCGCCTCACAAAACGAGGAATAACCCATGGCGATCGTTCTTGTTGTCGAAGATGGCACAGGCAAATCAGACGCGAACACATACACCTCTGTGATTAACGCGGACACATTTAACGAACAGCGGGGACGGTCGGCATGGCTTTCACTCGAGGATGACGAGAAGGCCGCGGCACTGATTAAAGCCACTGAGTTCATCGATGCAACCTTCAACTGGATCGGTCGGAAAGCAACACAGGAGCAGGCTTTGCAGTGGCCGAGGAACGATATCGATGACTACGGCGAGACCATTTCGGTTTTTGATCGGGATGGTTTCGAGATCACCGGAGTCCCTACAGGGATCAAGAAAGCAGTCGCGGAAGCGGCTTTTCTTTCGTTGTCTGAAGACCTCTTTCAGGTTGATGATCCGCAGGGGAAAGTGATCCGGAAAAAGACTGACGTACTTGAAACCGAGTACCAGCCTGAAACCGTTGTAACAGTGAAAAAGCCGTCAGTATTCGATTCGGTTAATTCACTCTTGAAAGGCCTTTATTCATTTTCATCCGGCGGAATGGCTGTCGGAAAGGCGGTCCGGGGATGAGCTACGAATCCGAACGGAAGAACACGCTGAAGACACTCAAGAAAGAGGGAACATTCTGTACGCTCAGGAAGCCAATCAAGGGGAAAAAACCTGTCTATGATTCGGAAACGGATACGACAACGATTCCGTCAACAAGTCATTCCGGATACTGCGTCCTTTCAGACATCAATGAAAGCCTGGTTGACGGAGAGCTTATCAAGACCGGAGACATCCGGATTCTTTGCTTGTTCGAGGATAAACGTATCCCTGAAGTCGGCGTTGACAAGATTATCGTTAATCCCGGGACAACCAATGAAGTTGAATACTCAGTTGCGCCTGGAAGTAAAGCAATTATCCCTGATGGGAAAACTTGCGTTCTATTCAAGGCGCTGGGGAGAAAGTAATCATGGCCGGCTGGACGCTTGATCTTAATAAATGGGCTGAGAAGCAGAAGAGCGACATGCTCGACGTGAAGCGTACGTTTGCGCTTATGCTTTTTACGAAGGTTGTCCAGCGAACACCTGTCGATTCAGGAGCACACCGTCAGAATTGGTTGGTGACAATCAATCAGGAATCGTTTGAGTACAACCCGGGCCTGCAGAAAGGCGGTCGAGTTCTGAGTACAGGGAAGAGCCAGATCGATAAGGCCAGAGCCGGGGACAAGATCATTCTGCAGAACAACGGTCCTGCGATTACAAAGCTTGAGTACGGCGGCTATGGACCAAACAGTCCCACGGGGAAAACTGTTGGCGGATTTTCGAAACAGGCGCCGCGGGGAATGGTTGGCGTGACAATGGCAGAGTCGGGAGCAACCTTTACGGAAGCAGTCAACGAGGTGAAGCGATGACGAACGCTGGAATTGAAACTACATTCCGAACCGAACTCAAAACCATGACGCTGTACATCAAGGACTACAACGTTGCATGGCCGAATGAAGCGTTCTCCCGGCCGAAATCAGGCGGATGGTACGAAGTCGATCATCTCCCAGGGACACCGGCACAAACGGCTCTTGGTGAAGGTAGTCCGAACAGATGGGTTGGTATTTACCAGATAACTATCTGTGTGCCTTTGAACATCGGCAAGGACATGCTGAATGCGAGATATAACGCAATTGCCGAGCACTTCAAACGAGGAAAAGTATTTTCCGGAATTGAAATAGAGCGGGTTTACTGCGGTCCTGATGATACAGAAAGTGATCATTATCGGCTGCCGGTAAGAATCGAATATCGAGCAGATATTGAGAATTAAAGGAGTTTGTTATGGCACGACCTAAAACCGGCGCGAACCGGACACTGTATGCGGGACAGATGACCGCGAATATACCCGCGGCACCTGTCGCTTTTGTTTTCCGGAACCAATCCGACAGTCTCGAAGGAAAAACTGAACTCATGCAGTCCGGCGAGCTACTTCCCGGCCGTTCGGCCTCAGAACCGATGCCCGGGCAGCCCACAAACGGAGGAGGGGTGCAATTTGAACTTTCAGCTCTCTCTTTCGACCGATTGCTTTCCGCAGTCATGATGTCGAACTGGAAGGTTGATAGTACTAATCCGAAGGTATCAACACTTGAGCCCGGGAACATCGCGAAGAAGTTCTGGATTCTGAAGCACTTCTCAGAAGCGGATCATCCTCTCTGGCAGCTCTTCAAGGGCGTCCAAGTTGACTCCATTGATTTGACCTTTGCGGTGAATGCGATTGTTACCGGAACCTTCAACCTCTTAGGCATCGATGATCCGGAACTTAAAACCGCGAATCCGGTATCCGGTCTTTCTCCACTACCCACAGTGTTGACCACCTCTCCGTTCACCAGCCGGAGGGGGTTCCTCAAGATGGGCGGTGTAGCGCTCACTTACGGGAAAGAGTTCAAAATCACTATCAAAAACAACCTCGCGGCCCTCGGAGCACTGTTTCAGACTGATGCGTTGATCGTCGAGAAAATGTTCGATGTAAACGGTTCGATCACCGCATACCTGACAGATGAAGTTCTTTTCAACCACGCTGTCGCTGGAGACAAGTTGACCTTTGAAATTCAGGTTGAAGATGCGGCCGGGAACAAGTACACATTCGAACTCTCAAACACCAAGCTCGGCACTCACAGCACCGCGGCTGGATCCCGGGACGAACTCGCTCCGCAGTATCCTTTCACTGCATTCGGAACCAATGTCGTAAAGATCACCAGAACTCTTGCTACAGCACCAACGCTCTATGAACTCACCTTCGACGGAAACAGCAAAACCTCCGGCACCGAACCTGCAGCACAGCAAGACCTCGAAGCAGGATCTCTGGTGTATGCACCTTGGAATACCGGGTCGCTCGTTAAAACGGGTTACACCTTTGCTGGCTGGAATACTACTGCAGCTGGAACCGGCACTAACTACTCCGTTGGCGATCCCATTCTCATCGAAGGGAATGTGAAGCTCTATGCGAAGTGGGAAGAGGTCTAGAAGGATGAGCCGGAAATTGACTGATCTGAATCCAGAGGCACGAACAAAGGCATCGGCGGCTATAGCGGAACTGCTCCGAAAGCACGTTCCGCATGCCATCACCTGCACACTCCGGACAAAGGAAGAACAGTATGCGCTCTGGTGCCAGGGACGGAAGCCACTGGATGAAGTCAATGAAGAAAGGGCGAAGGCCGGACTATACCGGCTCTCTCCGAAAGAGAACACCTATACCGTGACAAATTGTGACGGTACCAGAATCAGTAAAGGCGGAACTGGAAGAAGTGCGCACCAGACGGGGAATGCGATTGATGTTGTTCCCGCGGAAAGCGGCCGACCGGTCTGGCCTCCTGTCACTGATGAGCGGTGGAAAGTAATCGCGGCTGCGTTCACAGCACAGGGTTTTACCTGGGGCGGCGATTGGGACGGCGATGGACTGACGGCCTTCGACGGTGACGATGATGAGGATTTTGTTGATTATCCTCATTATCAGCTTTTGTAGAAGACCGTACTCGTATGAGTTCG